CACGTAAAGTGTCACCAAATATAGAGAAATAGATAGAATCTGCTATAGTACTCTTACCGATAGCATTTCTACGTGCAGGTTTATCTTTATTCGACCCTGTAATAATATGAAGACCCTTAGTAAACTCAACAGTTACAGGGTCTTCGCCAACAGAAAGGAAATTTACAATACTTACTTTTTTAAATTCGACTCTTTTCATATAAATTTAGAGTATAATCAATAATATCCTTTTTATTTGTTATTTCAAGTAGATTAATAAACTCTTCTATCGCTTGAGGTATATCAATACCTGAAAGATCCTCCTTAGCCTCTGTATTCTCTAAAATTCGATTAAAGTTAATATCATAATCTACAGTTAGATTTCTTGGTTTAAGTAAATTAAGTTTTTTGAGTAGAATATCCATATCCTCATGGCAAATATTCATATCTACTTTTAGCTTTACAATGTTATTGCAGACAAGATCTATAACACGTTTAGTTATATCTCCTTCTGTAACTAGTTCACTTAGTGGTACTTTCTTATATATAGGTGAGATAGTATTAGGAGTAAATTCATACTCCATTGTATCGAGATCTAGGATGTAGTAGCCTTTTTCATTATCAACATCTCCAAAATCCATTTGAAACGGATTACCACAATACAGTATAGTCCCTTTACCAAACTTCTTTTCATGTCTAGTATGGAAATGACCTGAAACGACTAACTCAGACTTTTTTAATAGGTCCTTTATCTTTACACCCTCTTCACATACCTTATATGAATTCATTTTAAACGTTTCGATTTCAAAATGACCAAATATAATATCACTTTGTGGTATGTCTTGAGGGTTTGTATTCCAAGGGCAGAAGGTTAAGGTCTTATCGAATGCTTCAATCGTTAAAGGCTTATCAAGAATAGTAACATTTGCTCTCTTCTTAAAGATTGAAAGGGAGTTTACATCAGTACGATGCTTATAGTAGATATCATGATTACCTGTAATAGCAATAATATTAAAATCAGATAAAATATCTAAAATATCAGCAGATACCTGTAGTGTGTTAACAGATATTTCACTTCTGTTATGATGCCAGTCACCACAAAAAATAAGATCTTTGATGTTCTTTTTCTTACATTCATCCTTAAACCACACTGCCCATTCAAGTGCGTTTTTATGCCACTCAGTACTATTTGAGTGTACACCTAAATGAAGGTCAGAAAATATAGCAAATTTCGGTTTACTGATCGTTGTATAAGTCATCTTCCTCATCAACAGGTTTTACATACACTATACCCCCTCCGGTGTTCTCTGGGTTAGTCATATAAGCTTCGTAAACTTGCTCCTTATAGTTAGTCAAAGCTTCGTGATGTTTTTTCTCTTTCTTAATCCTGTTAATAAATGCATTGAAAGCTATTGTTGTAAAATAGGAAAATGGGTTAGAGCCACTTTCAAATTTATACTTCTTATACTTTAATGCAGCGTACATCTTAACCAAGGCGTCGCCAATCATATCATCCTTGTATGTATAGTTAATAAAGTTTGAGTTATAACTTAAACCGTATGCAATCTTTTTGATATTTTCTGCCAAGTCGTCGGTTAGTACATCACTATCGTAATATTTTCTAAGGGAAGCCTTGAACACTTTAGGCTCAATATAATACTCACCTTCTCTTTTTTTCCTAGACGGTCTTTTTTTCCTAGACATTAAAGATATTATAACTTACTATATATCTTTTTCAACGTATTTTATCTTTTCTTTGTCATATATCTGCTTACGCTTATCACTATGACGAATACCGTACCTCAACTTGTCACATATGTCGAATATAATAAGCTTATCTTTCGATGCATGCTTACGTAGCCCTCTACCTATAGACTGCACAGTTCGAATAAAAGACTTACCACCAGCAGCAAAAATAATGTTATGTATGTTCTTAATATTCACACCTGTGGAAAAAATAGCGCTTATTGCAATACAAATAACGTTACTCTTCTTTTCCATTATTTTTTTGATCTTATCTCTCTCCTCAACGTCCACTTCACCTCTTATAAAGTATACCTCTTTACCACTTATACCTTGTAAATGCTCTAGTAACGCTTCACCGTGCTTTATATGATTGACAAGAATTAGACTGTTGTTATCCAATTTGGTTAGTAGCTTCTGTAGAAATAAATTTCTACGCTCACTCTCATAGATAAAATCTAATTCAGCTCTATAACCATTAACACCATCGTAGACAGGACTATGCTTATAGCTAATATTAATAATTTTTATCTCAACATTTGCTAAATAATCTTCTACACGTAACTCATAACTCGACTTCTCGTATATAACTGGACCCAACTTACCAATAATTGACCACCTATCTAAATTATCCTCTGGTAAAGTACCAGTAAATCCGTATTTGTTAGGTGTAGTTATCTTAGATATAATCTTACTAATTTTATTACTCGATTTTATTTTATGACATTCATCAACTATTAGTAAATCGACATACTTCATCCAGTCACTTTTATCAAAACGACTCTGCACTATACCTATGTTGCATATAATTACATTAGCAGTCAGGTCCGGTTTCATCTTACCCGTCCATTTAGTTAATTTAAAGGTAGTACCGCAATTTATAAACTCATCATATGTCTGAGTTACAAGTCCTAAGTCAGGTACTAACACTATACATTTGAAAGTATCCTTATCTTTACAATTCTGAAAGTAGTTTTCTATAAGAGCGGCTGTAGTAAAGGTCTTACCCGCACCAGTTCCAAGAACACATGTACCTCTACCTAACTTAAGAGCCTTCTTAATTACATCCTCTTGATACTCCCTCAAGTCAAATGCAAAATCTTTGTATAGTGGATTGTTATAGCCTACATTTAAGACTGACTTTAGATTATCAGTAATATTGACGTCAATATTAATTTGCTCTTGTATCAGATATTGTCTGATTAGCCAATATAGACCTAACTCACATGTACCGGTTGCTGTTATAGCATACTTACGCCTAGGTGCGAACCTCGAATAACGTCTAGCGAATCTAGCAGCAGTATTTTCTACTGAAAAATTTTCTCTAATCTTCTCAAACAAAGATGTATCACTACAAGTTAACTTTAACCTATCACTCGATTTAACAATATCAAAATTAATCATAGCTGTTCCATTTTTTGTATCTCAACGATATTTTTAATTTCGTAACCCATCTGCGACATTATTTTTTCCACCTTTTCAAGATATTCAATTACAGTATTCAACCCGTAAATTTTATCGTTTATCTCAGCAAGGCTATTATGATTTTCAGCTGCAGTTTCAGCCGTACTATTAGTAATTTTAACAGGGGAATCACGTATTACCTGCTTTACAATCTCTTTCTTAAGAGTCTTTTTCTTTTTAATAAGCCTATTCTTTTCAACCTTAGCTTCAATAAGTCTGGCTACCCAGTAATGCTTACGAGCAGGTAATCTCATTTGTTGATCTTTTACATTAAAATCGTCAAGTACTAAATCCTGTCCTACCTCTTCAATGTATCTTTTTAATCGATCATCCACAAAGGTAGTATAAATATAAATATGCAAGAATCAAGTGGTAAATTTAAAGAGAGATTCTTTAAGCTACTAGCTGAAGACATTTCTACTGGAGGAGGTGCTTTGGGTACAGCAGCTGCTAGTAGTGATGTATATAACCCAGCTACAAATATAAACTCTGGAGATACATATGCACCTGGTGATGCAAGAAAATCAAAGATGCTAGGTAGTGGTACACAAACAAGAAGTGGTTATGTATCTAAAAAGAAAGCTAAGAAAGATAAGAAAAAGGTAAAAGGGGTTAATTTCGCTACTGGTAAAGTTAAAAGGGTAAAACTGCCTGGGGAAAATGAGGAAGATACCCACTCTGAGCACGAAGAACAAAGTAATGGCTGATCTAGGACATTGGCAGGGTTTGCTTACTGAAGATACCATTCCGTACGGTTTTATATATGAGATAACAAATCTTACTAATAATCGTAAGTATATTGGTAAAAAGCAGTGTCAATCAGTACGTAAGCGGCCACCTCTAAAGGGTAAAAAGAATAAACGACATCAAATCGTTGAAACTGACTGGAGAACATACACCTCTTCATCAAATGAGCTAAATAAAGACATTATTGAGCTAGGAAAAGATAAATTTAAGTTCGAAATCCTTATATGTTGTGATAGTAAATGGGAACTCTCATATAATGAGATGAAGCTACAAGTAGAACGCGAAGTCTTACTAAAAGATGAATACTACAATGGAATTATCAACGTTAGAATTGGAAAAAGAAGACGATAGTGTAAGAGGTTACACTTTTGTTAATTTAAACCGCCTCTTAGAGTCATCTTATAAAGAATATCAGTTATATATAAACGAAAACGAGCTTAAGTTAACTAAAAAGGAAAAAAAGCAATTAGGTTTTCATTTTATAGCGTCAAAAATTATAGAAGTATGCTCTTATAGTGATACTAGAAAGTGGTTTTACTATAAGAGCAACGAGAATGTTGAAAATAAGTTAGTAAAACAGCTATTTAAAACATTGCCGACTAATATAACATACGGTGATACTTCATTTCAGCAGTTTTTAGATGATAGGGATTATAGTTCTTTTACTAGTAAAGATGTTTCAAAAGTAAGTTATGATAAATTTAGTAGATTTTTACGTTCTAACGGTTTACTCAATCTTGTTAACAAAATACACCTAAATTTAAATATAAAACTATCGTTACTCCCATAAATAAAGATATGGACGAGAAATTTCTTAGGGTTATTGCTGAAAACACCCCAAGCGACTCTGAATACGAGATAGTATTGCGCGCGAACGATGGTGAAGTAGTAGATAGTGTTAAGATTTCAGGTACAAGCTACGCATTTGGTTTGTTTAAAGATATTAAAACTGTAATTGAATTAGGTGAAGATATTGAAATACCAGTTGAGGATCAGCCAGTTGAAGATAACCAGATTTTAGATCCTAAACAGACTGCATCCCTTAAGCTAGCAACTGACTTAGTAAAAGATCCAAAGAAACGTTTAATGGCGCTTTCCTCTCCTAAGTCAAATCTACAAAAAGCTCTTGGTGATATGTATAATAAAGTAGCAGATAAAATTAAAGCTATATCTAATACAATAAAATGAAAACAGAACATTTATTCAAAAAATATATGAAGGTACTCATCGAGCAAGATGATGAAGCTGACGCAGCTGCAGTAGATGCTACTGAAGTAGATGCTACTGAAGTAGAGGCTGAAGTAGAGACTGAAGTACCTAGATTAACTACAGAAGCAGAAATATATCTTACAAAATTAGCTGCTCTTGCGTTTTCTTATTCACCTACACCAGAGGAAGAGAATTTAATTAACACTCTATCACAAGAATACGGTCAATCAGAGCCTAAACGTGTTACAGATCAGATACAAGATTTGTTGCAATCTTCTAACCAGGCACTAGAAAAAGAATTGAATGAAGTATAAATCATTACAGCAAGTATATGGTGAGGGTGTTCGTGGTAATGTACCTCCGCGTAAGCATCTAAACGTTCTGGGTGAAGCAGTGGTTACTGTTAAATTTGATGATATTGAAGGTGAATATAAAACCAGAATAGAGGATGTATATGCAAGAAAAGTATTAG